TTCGGGCTTGTTGACTTCTTCAAGGGCATCTTTGCTCTCCAGTTGAGTTAGCCAAAATTGACAGTCTTGCATAGCGCCTTGAATGGCGTAAAGATTGCCTTCCATTACTTTAGCTTGGCTTTTGAGTTCTTCCAAGCGGCTTTTGATTTGGTCTTCAGTCATAGTTCTTCCACAAAGCAAATGTCTTGCCAACTCATTTTAAGATGGCGCTCGTTGTTGATCTTCAATTCCTCAAACTTGAGGTACTCATTCCCGTAATCCTTGGCAAGCGTTCCAAAATATACCTTTTCGCCTATGTTTAAGTGTTTAGCCGCATCTGGGCCAACAGCTACCACATAGCCCACAGAATCAGCCTCGGCGGTCTGGACGTACAGGATACTCTGGATTCGTTTTTCTGGCTTGACAATGATCTTGTCTCTTAATGGAGTAAGTTTCATTTCTTTGGCCTCCCACGTTGTTTTTTTGCAGGTTCTTCAGTCATTTCCTTAACTGGCAAAACCAACATTTCAACAGGCAACGCCGAAAACTCGCCACATATCTCAGTATGGTGGCGGTTAACGTATGCGGGAAAGCGCCTGCATATTCCCATAGGCCCGTGGTCTTGGAAATATCTACAGGCTTTACAATTGTCAGCAGCCATTCAACTCCTTTATAGTTGGTTGGTTAGAAACCCGCAGTCATGCACGACTGCGTGGTTTCGTTAACGGTATTCTGACCGTGTGTGAGTGTAGCAAATGCCGGAGCTACGTCCACCGTCAAACTTCTTGTCAGCGCCCGTAGCATCTTCTTTGCCCATAGCAACGCCACCGACCATTTTGCCTTTGCGCTCACCACTCATGTCAGACGCTGTTGCGCCTTTAGGTGGGGTTGCGCCCGTGACGCTTTTCACGCCTTTGCTTGAATCCATCTTGCCCATGATATATTTCCTTGAAAATAGAAGGCGAAAACGCCTCCCTTATTTTACACAAATTTTCCATTCACGCTCATTTCGACCCGTGTTTGACTTCACTTTGTTGCCTGTTTGCTCGATAAATCCTAGGCGTTCCATTTCACTCAAACGCCTGGCGACTTGGTTTGGGTCTAACGTTGTTTTGTTAGAAATCCCGTCTTTGCCAAGTGCGCCGTGAAGGATCAAGCATTCAATAATCTCGGTGTAATGGTCGGAAACTTTATCCTTGATTGCATCCGCTGCTTCATAACTTGTCACTGGATCATCTTTCCTCACTCTTGGGAATAAGTTAAGAGGATGACCGCCAAAAATGTCTGATAGTTTCATAATTTGTCCTTGTTGAGTGGCATACATTGACCTAATAGGACGGTATGCCAGCGCCCCCTTTTGCCGGAGTTGGCCTAGGTCATGTTTAGAAGTTTATATCCTCTGAGTCTTTTGGTATATCTTTTTCTCGCGGTTCGTTCACATAAGCCCATCCAGACCAACCGCCCTCCATCACCGGAGTAACGTCAATCTTGAGCATTTCACCGTTTTTTGTGTCAATAATTGAGCCGATACGGGTATATCGGTTCTTTTCCTGACCCTGTGCATTTGTGTATTTGCCAGTGATAACGGAGATTTCTTTAAGCAGTTTTGCCATAGTTTCTTTCAAATAAATTCATGTTGTTTGCCGATTTCGCGGCAGATTTCCTCAAAATATTGCCTTGCGGCTTCTACCTTAAATTTAATCTTGTCCTCTATTGTCCGGTCACGCTCGTAATGCACAAGCGTCACCCGCAACTCTGGAATGATGTGGTCAACAGAATGCAAAGACTGTTCTTCCCATTTCGTCAAATCCTCTGGAGTGCTAACCATGCAATATGCAATTGTGGCTTTAGGCTTGTCCCATAACCACATATACGCCCGTAATTGCATTTCGTAACCCTTATCTTTGCCTTGGTCAGCCAAGACGGGAAAGGTGGCAAGGCTCCAACTTGACTTGATGTCAATGATTGAATCTTCAGTCACGATGTCGGCTTCTCCGGTTATCCAATCGTTTGTCTTGCGCTCTGTATTCTTGACAAAACTTTTAAGCAAAACAGAACCAAGCAAATCAATTGATTGATCTTCAACCCGTAAACCCTTTTCGGTGTACTTAGAAGAAAAAAGCTCGTCATAGCCGTAAATGATTTCTTTGGCTATTTTGGTGATTGCAGTCTTTGCACCTACCGACAAGATTTCATCCTTGCCTTTTGGGTCGGTCATAATTTCCGACAAGCTGGACGCTCTGAATTTAATCGGGTTCATTTGAGTCCCATCAATGTAAGAATTGCATCAACTGTTTTTTTATCATAATGACCAGAACACTCTAATTTTCTAAAGGGTGGATTGCCAATATTGTTAATTTTGACGCTAACAAGAAATTTTTGGTCAATTTTTGTTGGATCAGGTACGTCCATGCGAATTGATGTAGGTTTCATAATTTACCTTTCATTTTGTCTTTGGCATCAACAATTTTCTTTTGCCATTCAGGTGAGCCAGTGGCGTAGAAGTAGGCTCTAGCGTAAACTTTTCTTAACTCATCTTCTGTTGTTGTGGCCTCAATAGCCGCTAAATGGTCTAGCATCATATTCAAGTCAATTGTTGGCAATGGGTCAACGTAGTGCGTTTGTGCATCAGCATCGTTATCACCTTCTGTCGGAATTGCAAACGCTTGAAAAGCCGCATACTTGTAAGCCGCTGACATTGCTTTGTTTGTAGCCTTGTCGCCAGAATCCATTGCCTCTCCAAAAGTCTTCACAGTGTGCTTAGAACCGTCTTCAGCGCTCACAAAATCAAACTCTGCCTCTACGGTCACATAAAACAGATTGCCGCCCTTGGCGCTGATCCTGTCGGTACATTCACGGGTCAGCATACGGGGCAAGATGCACAAACCGTGTTCGGCTAGTAACGGGCTGATGGCGTTATATACATCGTCAATGCCTCGGAACTTGTATCCAGACCCTTGCGAGTTAACACGGTCTTTAGAAATGCCTGTCTTGGACAATGCCAATTGAATAGCATTGATGGCTTGATAAACTTTCATAATTCGTCTTTCTTTGTGATCTTGATTGAGAGTAAATGTTTGTTGCCAAGAAATCGCACAGATTTGACCCAAGCGCGGATGTTGTGACGTTGCACAGGAACTGGCGTAAACGAATTGCACCAAAGTTCCCTTGCTCTTTTTAGGACAGTTGTTTTCATGCTAAAAACTTCCAAAGGCCAAGCGCAACAGTTACCCAGAAAGCCAACAGCGAGATAAACAAACGGTTGTCTCTAGGAACGGATGCAATAAAAGCCAAGATGCAAATCAAGGCGCTAAATTGGATGTCAGTCATTAGCCTCTCCACGCAAGTAAGATTGCAAACACTGCGCCAATAGCGATAGCGGCTAAAACGTCAAGGATTTTTTCTTTCATAATTTGTCTTTCTAGGGGCCAAAGCCCCGTTTAGTTAGTCTGCGTTTCTAGCTGAAACTGGTATGTAGCCATAATTTTTCCACTCCATCCGAATAAGTGGGGAGTATGAAATTTTGTTATTGTTCGCGCAGTGCATTGCACCATGAACTTGTGCCCGAATTGCGTAGATTTGTTTTTTGGTCATGATTTGTCTTTCTAGGGGCCGTAGCCCCGTTAAATTTAAATTGCTTTGCGAGCGTCCATTTTGGCGTTGACTTCAAACTGTTTGCTTAAAGCGCATTTGATGCAACGGTATTGAACTGGCTCTTGCTTGAAGTCAATCCAATTAACTGACAACGGTGTGCGAAGAATGTTGCGACCACAAGCTGTGTTGGATGTCCAACCTGTGCCGCTTTTGTTAAGATGTGTAACTCGCATGATTTGCTTTCTTAAAAGACCCCAAAATTAGGGCATGATGAATTATAAGCACACTTATATGGTGTTTTTTCATCCTATCCAAAAAAAATTAAAATAATTTGTGGTTTTGTTACAAATTGGCTTGATAAGGGCGCTTATACTATGTGGATGGAAAAATCTACCGCCATCAGGCTTGCAGGGTCACAAACCAAGTTAGCCGCCATTCTTGGCATCAGTCAAGCCGCAATCGCTCAGTGGGGCGAAGATGTGCCTTTGATGCGTATCTATCAACTCAAATCTTTAAAACCCAAATGGTTCAAAAATCAAAAGAAAAAGTCCTTGCCGCTTTTGACAGCGGCCCAATGACCACAGCGCAATTGATGGCTCAACTTAAGTTTTCCAAAAGCCAAGTCAATCATCACAGACGCACACTAGAGCTTGAAAATTTGATTGAGGAAAAAGGCACAAAGCCGCTTGACAAAGGGTTTGGCGTAGAGACAATCTGGGGTTTGGTTACCGCAAAGAAAGCAGTTAATGCGTTTGATTGGCGTAATTGGGAAACCCAATGCCATACAAGTAAGCGTGAGATGGCTTACAGCGTTAGACCGCCTAGAACCGATGGTCGTGTGATTGTTTACAGCAAGGCTTGAACGGTATATAATTTTTTGAAACCAGCTAGGTACGAAGTCATGAGCGTACCGAAAAGCGTACCTCCCGCCTGCTGTTGTTTCTTTCTGGAGGTTTGCGAGGATGCTTTAATGCACTACTATCAGTTCAATATTGGTGACTATCAAAGTCACACATCACACCTTTCTGAAATGGAAGATTTGGCTTTTCGCCGAATGCTTGATTGGTGTTACCTTCACGAAAAACCTTTGCCACCAGACCCTGATGAAATTGCAAGGTTGATTCGTATGCGTTCGCATAGCGTAAGCATTGCGATTGTTTTGCGTGAGTATTTTGAACGCAATGAAGACGGTTGGATTTCTTTGCGTGTTATTGCGGAAATTCTTAAAGTTGGCATTAAATCAGAAAAGGCTAGTGCTAGTGCCAAAGCTAGATGGGGGAAAAATGATGCGAACGCATTGCCAACGCAAAGCGAACGGTATGCTACCCAAGACACATTACCCAAGACCCAAGACCCATTACCTAAAACACAAAAGAAAGAAATAGCTATCGCTATTTGTCCTATCAATGTTGATGAACAGGTTTGGTCTGACTTCCTTGCTTTACGCAAAGTTAAAAAAGCGCCCATGACCGTTACCGCATTGGCTGGCATTAAAAGAGAAGCCGATAAAGCAAACTGGTCGCTTGATAAAGCCATATCCGAATGCGTGGCAAGAGGTTGGACGGGGTTTAAGGCTGATTGGGTAGCGGAGAAAGCAAATAGGTTTGACGTTGTTTTGACCACCACTCCACCACCACCGAACCAAGATGCCGCTTTAAAACGCATCATGGAAGACGATAAAAAGGCTGTGCCGCCATCGTTAGAAGTCTTGGCTCGAATGGCTGAAGTTCGGAGGAGGACAGCATGAATGTTCTTCCTATCAACAATTTTGAGGTTGAGCCTTGGTTGCTTGAAAAGCATTACGCTAAGCGTATGCCGCAAATCATGTTTGCGTTTGGCCTTTACAAAAATGACATTCTTGTTGGCGTGATTACTTACGGCATTCCCGCATCACCTCCGCTTTGCATGGGCATTTGTGGAAAAGAATATTCAGACAAAGTTTTGGAACTCAACAGGATTTGTTTGTTGGACAACCACAAAAACGAAGCGTCTTTCTTGGTTTCTAACTCAATCAAGTTATTGCCTAAACCAATGATTATTGTTTCGTTTGCGGATACAAGTCAGGGCCATGTTGGGTATGTCTACCAAGCAACCAATTTTCTTTACACGGGTTTATCAGCTAATCGGATTGATTGGACAATTAAAGGTCAAGAACACAAACACGCAAAAACTATTGGTGATGGCTTGACATTAGCCCAAATCAAAGAAAAACACGGTGATGATTTTTATTATGTTGAGCGTTCAAGAAAGCATAGATACATCTTGTTTCACGGATCAAAAACAGACAAAAAGGTTATGCGTTCCAAATTGAAATACCTTGTTGAGCCTTATCCAAAAGGAAATTCGCAAAGATACGATTCAGGAACAACCGTAAAAACACAACAACTTTTATTTGTATGACTTATGAACAAGCAAACAGAATCCTTGATCGCACTCGTGAAGGATGGCAATTTAGCGAATTTGTCATCACAAGAGCACTTGAGCTTACGGGAGACTATGAGCCAAACGGAGGCGGTGGAGTGGAAAAGACGCTACCAAAAGAAAGCGATGGAGGAGGGCAAGAAAGAAGCGTTTTACTGGTGGCAAGGGGTGATTGAGGACATAGGTAAGCGCCGAGGCCAGAAAGCCGCAGACGAATTGAGAACCCGAATGAACACATTTAAAGAATCGAACGACTAATGACTTTTATTGTTACTTTTGAGGTTGATGGCGTACACGGCAAAGGCCGACCAAGGTTTGCCAGGCGCGGCAACTTTGTCCAGACCTACACCGACACCAAGACTAAATCTTACGAAATTTTGATTGCCGAATCTGCTAGACAAGCAATGGGAAGTTCGGAGCCTCTAGAAACGCCTGTAAGCCTCTATTGCTACATCAGGCTACCAATCCCTAAGTCATACTCCAAAAAGCGATTGGAGGCGTGTTTAAATGGCTCTGAGAAGCCAACAAAGAAACCAGATTGGGACAATGTTGCGAAATCCGTAGCGGATGCGATAAACGGAATTGTTTATGTTGATGATTGCCAGATCGTAAACGCCCACATTACAAAGGTTTATTCAACCAGTGCAGGCGTTAGCGTTTGCGTGAAGGAGTGTTTGGAGTGATCTTCCACCTTCAAAGCGAATCACAAGCCTCCGCATTGATGGCAAAGGTTTGGCCCAAAGTTAAAGACAGTTTAAAAGCCGGAAAACTTTTGCGGATGGAAATTAAAGCCGAGTCCAAAAGCCGTGACCAAGAACAAAAATACCATGCAATGCTTGGAGAAATAGCTGAACAGGCTAGTCACTTGGGCGCTAAGTGGTCAGCAGAGGATTGGAAACGGTTGTTGATAGACCTATTTGCCAAGGAAACAGGGCTACAAGGCGGCAAAATCATTCCGTCCTTGGATGGCACAGGGATTGTGCAATTAGGCCTCCAAACCCGCAATTTCACTAAAGAACAAGCAATGGAGTTCATCGAATTCCTTGAAGCGTGGGGAGCCAACAACGGAATTATTTACAAAGATTTTGCACTATCCATATAAGTTAGGTTATAGTTTAGCTATGCCCTATTTCGGGTCTTTTTGGAGCAAACCATGAAATTGAAAATGCAATTAGAAGATGCGGAGGTCATTGTCTACTGGACGTTTGAACGTGATGAACACGGCATCTATAACACTGGCGTAGATAAAGTCATGTATCAAGGTGTTGACTTAGTGCCATTGCTAAGTGAGGAAACATTAAACGAGCTTGACGGGCGGGCTATCCAACTTTACGAGGCGCAAGAAAATGACTGAATTCATTATTGGTTGCATCATTATTGGCGCGGTGTATCTGTTGCCTCCGGCAGATACGGTATTCCCACAGCACCCCGAATGTTCAGTTGCGGGGTTTAGTCCTGATTTGACCCAAAAGCAACGTAAATTTTGCCGTGAATGGAGTAAAAAATGAATTGGCGTAAACGTGAGATTGGTGACTTGCAAGCCGAAATGGAAGAATTTGACCGCATTGAAGCAGAAGCCAAATGGCGCAAGTTTCTTGATGAAAACCCGCCTGTAGCAATCCCGTTAATTACAGAAGAAGAATGGCAAGCCCTTAATGCAACGCCCGAAGCATAGTTATGTGCGTTCACCCACATTGCTGAAGAACGCAAGGGAAATTCCTTGCCAACATTGTGGAGCAGATGACGGAACTGTCGTGGCGGCTCACGCTAATTGGGGCGGTGGGCGTGGTAGATCAATTAAGGCTGACGATAACTTAATCGCTAGTCTTTGCTTTGCTTGCCATTCAGAATTAGATCAGGGCAAAAATCTATCAAAAGATGAGCGCCAAATTTTGTGGCTTAACGCCCATATAAAAACAATCCAAAAACTTACCAACTTAGGACTGTGGCCTGCAAAAGTGCCTATTTCCGCATACTTGGCAACGGAGCTTATTTCTGACTAGATGGATGGGCGTGAGCAATGTCGGTGCGCTCATGCTTTTTTAATTCTTTTTCAAGTTCAGCTATTTTGCGAGCTTCTTTTTTGTGCTCACGTTCAAAGACATATTCTTTAGCCTCTGAGTGCTTGGGTTTTTCGCGTGTCAATACCATATTTGTAGCCATGATTACTCCGTCATTTGTTCGCCAGTGGCGGTTACTTCCAAAACTCGGCGTGTCCACCCTCGACCGAAAGTGTCCCACGTTGATAAGTCCATCATAAACGAGAGCCTACGCTTTCCGTAATCGTCAACCAGTTGCTTGGCATCAAACGCTTTTACAGCCGCTAAAGTTTTTGGGCCTATAC